TGGATTAAGCACATTTAATCAATCCCTAACTCAGGGAAATGTTGCAGCAATGAATGCCCAAAAGGGCCTAGTCGACTCATTGATGCAGTCCATCAATGCTACTGGAAAGTTTGTTGCAAGTCAGAAGGAGATAGCAACAAGTACAGCCTCATTTACAAACGCTCTTGAAAAGAACCAACTCTCCATGCGAGAGTACTTCAGATATACTGCAGCAGCAGCGACGGCAAATACAAAAACCTTTAAGAGCATGTTTGCTCAAGAGCGTGAAGTTATTAACCGTGCACGTAGAGATAGAGTAAAACTTCTACAGTCTCAGTATGTTCAGTTAAGCAATGCCAATGGAGACCTTGTCAAGGTTTTGCAGGTAGTTCCAAAGCACCTACAGATGACCAATGGCCAGTACTCTGACTATGCAACAAGAGTTCAGATGGCTGCTCAACGCCAGCAATTCTTAAATCAGTTATTAAAGCAAGGATCAACCAATCTTCTAAACTTCGGTAAAAACACCCAGTGGGCTGGACGCCAGTTGATGGTTGGTTTGACTATTCCTCTTTCTATCCTTGGTTCTGCAGCAGCAAAAACATTTATGGAAATGGAAGCAGCAGTTCTAAAATTTACTAGAGTATATGGAGACATAACAACTTCTGGAGATGCAACAAATAAAGCAGTTGCTGATATTCAAAGACTTGGAAAAGAATTTACTAAGTATGGAATTGCAGTAAAAGATACAGTAGAGATGGCAGCCACTGCTGCAGCCATGGGTCTTACTGGAAGTGATCTTAATGCTCAGGTAATTAATGCAACAAAACTTTCGGTTCTTGGTCAAGTAGAACAACAGCAAGCACTTGAAACAACAATATCATTAACTAATGCATTTGGTCTTGCATCAGAAGATCTTGCACAAAAAATTAACTTCCTTAACGCAGTAGAAAACCAGACTGTTCTTTCCATTGAAGATTTAACTATCGCTATTCCAAAGGCTGGACCAGTTGTAAAGCAACTTGGTGGATCTGTGGAAGATCTTGCATTCTTTATGACTGCAATGAAGGAAGGTGGAATCAACGCATCAGAAGGTGCTAACGCACTTAAGTCTGGTCTTGCTTCCATGATTAATCCAGCAAAAAAGACAAGCGAGTTCCTTGCTAGTCTTGGAATTAATATTAAGGGAATAGTAGATAACAATGCTGGAAACCTAAAAGGAACTGTTGTAGGACTTGCTAGAGCACTTGACACACTTGATCCACTAAATAGAGCAAGAGCAATTGAGCAGTTATTTGGTAAGTTCCAGTTTGCTCGTATATCCACACTATTTCAAAATATTGTAAAAGATGGTTCTCAGGCATCTAGAGCACTCGATCTTGCTGGAGCATCAGTAGAAGAACTGGCAATCTTGTCTGAACGAGAATTAAAGAAGGTTGAAGATTCAACAGGCGCTAAATTTAAAAAGGCCATGGAAAACCTAAAGAATGAATTGGTACCAGTAGGAAAAGCATTCTTGCAAGCAGTAACACCTATAGTAGAGTTTGTTGGAAAGTTGTTAGCAAAGTTTAATGGTTTGAGTGATGGAACTAAAAAGGTAGTAACAATTATTACTGCAGTTCTTGGAGCCATTGCACCAGTTGCCCTTATGACATTTGGTATTCTTATGAATGGTGCTGCAAATGTTATTAAACTGTTTGCACTGCTTCGTGGAGGAATTGCAAAACTTAATGGACAGAATAACGTCCTTGGTGGAGGGTTTGATTATTTAACTAATCAGCAAACAGAATTACTTGCTGAAACAAATGCGCTTCACACTTCTCATCAGCAGTTAATCTCCACATTTAATGTTGAAAAAACTGCACTTGATAGTTTAGCAGCAGCATATGCAAATGCAGCAAGCCAAGCAAGAGCCCTTGCAAGTTCATCACCAGGATTATTTAATACGGTACCAGGATCAACAGGAGCAGTAGCAGGGTTACCTCCTAAGAAGTTTGCAGACGGTGGAGTTGTTCCAGGAACAGGAAACAAGGACACAGTCCCAGCGATGCTTACTCCAGGAGAGGTCGTTCTTACTAAGCAAACTGTAAAAGATAATCCAGAACTTGTAGCAGCACTTCAAAATGGATCTGTAAAGAAGTATAATACAGGAACTGGCAAACGACAGACCACAGGTCAAGCATCTCGTGGACAAATGTTTGATGTTGGTGGACGTCAAATTTCTTTAGCAGTAAAGCCAGAAAGTCCAGAAAACATTGAGCGCATAAAGGGATTAATTGCTCACATGGAAACAGGTGTGGAGGGCGTTACAAATGGAACGCAAATTATTGAGCAAACTTTTGCAAGATTTGCAGACGAGACAACGGTACCACTTAGAGAATTTATAAGAGAGTTACGAATTGTAACAAAAGAAATGTCTGCAGTAGAACTTTCTTCTGCTGAATTAAATGATGCAATGGGAGTTACTGGACCAAATAAAAAAATTGCAGGGCACTCAGCAAGTGAGGCTGGAGTTAGCACATCACTTAAAGAAGAGATGGAAGCAGCAGGCAGATCTGCAGAGTTAGAAAGAGAACAAAGAATTTCAGAACGTGCAGCAGCAAAACTAAAAGAGGCTGGACTTGGAGATGTTCAAAGAGGTCCTGATGGACTAGTTCAAATGTCTAGAGCACATGTTGCAGAGCAAGGCTCAACAATAAAAAGTCTTCCAGAGGGATGGGTTGCTCCACTTTATAATGCACAGTCTCAATTCCTAAATCAACTTGGAAGCACAATCAAGGGTGAAGACGGCAAAGCAACGCCAATGAAGGATAAGTACTTAGATGTTTTAAGTAAACTACCAGCAGATGTTGCTTCTGAAGAAGATATTTCTAGCATAAGAGCAAAGATTGAATCAAACGGCGCTTTAACTGAAAGAGAACTTCAAATACAAAGCAAGGTTTTACAGGAAATGGTTTCAGACACAAAGTGGATGGCCAAGGCTGGAAAGGAAGGCGGACCTTCCGTTGGTTTTCAAAAACAAGCAACAGTTGCAATTTTTGATGCTGAAGAGCGTTTAGCAGACCCAATAACTCCTGAAATCTTGGAAAAGATGGACAGAAGGTCAGTTGAAGAAAGACAGGCTGAAGCAGATCCTGCTATTAAGAAAAGATTTGGAAAAAGAAATGCACCAGGTGTAGACCCAAGTCAAGGATTTGTTCCACTAGCAGATGCTGAAGTTCAGGCAAGACTAGACCCATCCTATGAGCCACCTGCCAAAGAAAAGAAAAAAGCAAAGGCTCCAAAGATTGAGGTTACAGAAGAAGATAAGGCATCTGCTGCAGCAGAAGGTGCAAAGGTTGGTCAAGCAGCAATTGATGGAGCCGAAGGTCCAGACGGAGTAGATAAGGGCTCTCCTTCTAGGAAAGGCAGGAAAATTGGTAAAAGTGTTGCAGACGGAATTGTTGATGGAATGCAAGAAGGTCAGCCATCAGTTACTTCACAGGCTTCGCAACTTGGTAACGCTGCAGTTCCATCAGCAGCAGAGACACAGGCCAAGGTCGATAAGATGGATCTTGCAAACAAGGCTTTCTATGATGACATTGATACACCAGAGATGCGTGATGAGCGACAGGTTCTTAAGTCTTTAGATAGACAAAGAAGAAAGCGTGGTGCTATAGGAACAGTAGATTCAGTTTCAGCAACACCAGTAGCATCTCAAGCATCACTTCGAACTGCTTCAAAAACTAGCCCAGCAGCAGCAAAATTAGAAGCAAGTACAGAGCAGGCAGCAACAGCGCAAGCACAGGTTGTTCAGCAAATCAAAGATGAAAGTCGTTCACGTGTTAAGATTAAGGGCAACACAATTAACATTGGTCAAGCCCGTCAAGAAGCCGACAGGTTAGATAAAGAAGCATCTGAAGCAGAAGCAGCAGCAGCAAAAGTTAGAACTGAAGCAGCAAAGTGGGAAGAGATTGCAGCCCGTGAAGGTGGCAAGAATATGCACACTGCTGAGAATGCTAGAGACCTTAAGAAACTGGCAGATGAAGCAGAAATAAGAGCAGCAGAAGCAAGAATAAAAGCAGCAGAAGCAGATATGCAGGCAACTCAGTTAGAAAACGGGACTGAAGCATCGAACGAAATTATATCTAATGGAACACAAGAGCAGGGCGATGGACTAAAGAGAATTGTTGAAGGTACAGATGAAACAGCAGGCTCAACACTTTTGGTTGCAGACCAAACTGATGAACTTGCAAATGTAACTGGCGATGCATTAGATGCTCAAACAACAAATGCAGATAACCTAATAACAACTAGTCAGTTAACAGCAGCAGCAAATAATAATCTTGGAGAAATGCTTCCAGCAATAGATCAAACAGGAATTGCACAACAAGACCTTGCAACTTCTTCTGCAAACATTGCAAGTGTAAACGATCAAATAGAAATAGAAAAAAGAGATGAATTAGCAAGACTAAAAGCCTATAACGCTCAAGAGGCAGCAAGACAAGCAGCAGAAAATGGAATGGTTCCTCCAGGAACCCAAACAGAAAATAACCTGGGCAAAAATAGAATGGGATCAGTTGAGGCCTATGAAGAAGCATCTACTTATACAAGAGATAAGAATGGCCAAATAATCTTTGATCCAGAACTTGATGCAGATGGAAAGAAGCAGCCAACAACACTTACACAAAAGCAGGTTGCTCAAAAGAAACGTGGCATGCGTAGAGAAAAGGTTGGAAGGTTCTCTGGAAAAGTTTCTGGAGGTCTTGGTACAGCAGCAATGGTTGCTGGCATGGCTGGAGCCCCTCCACAGGTTACAGCAGCATTAGGAACAGCAGCAACAGTTGCACAGTTTGCACCAATGATCGCAGGTCTGACAGGACCGCAGGGTATTGTGGTAGCCCTTGCAGCCGTTGCAGCAGGAGCCTATTTGTTCAATAAGCACCTCAATGCTATGGCTGCAAAAGCAGCACAGTTTGCAAAAGACCTTTCAGCAACAAGAAGTGGCCTAAAGGCTATAGGTGAAATAACTGGTAAGGTTGGCGCATCTGAAATAATGGATAAGCGCAGACAAAAGAGCCAGTATGGTAAGTATGATGAAGCAGTAAAGATTAACGATATTTTTGGAAAGCAGTTCTTAGGCTCAGAGCCTGGCAAAAAAGAAAAGCAACTATTCCAGCAAAATGTTAAAGAGTTTGGCAAAGAAAAGGCTGTATCTGATCTAGCACTAAAACTTGCAACAGGTGTTGCAGATGGAGTTCTAGACAGCAATGCAGCAAACAGTATTGCAGCAGCACTTGCTATAGAACTTAAAGACTCAAAACTTGAAATGCAAGTAATTGGCCAGGTGTCTTCATTAATTGGTCCAGATGGTAAAAACCTTAAGGACAATCCAATGGAAACTAGAATTGGAATAATGGCAAAGGCAGGAGCCAGAACAGCAAAACTTGAAGATGAAATTGCAGGTAAAACTGGTTTTGGAGAAGGAGCAAGAAAAGAAGTCGCAGCCCTAGCAGCATTGAACATGAATAACTTAGAGTTAGCAACAATGATGGCTGACCAGGTTCAGGTTGAGTACGAAACTGCAAAGAAGAAGTTAGAGGCAGAGTTAGCGTCTACAACAAATGCACAGAAGAAGTTGGATCTTGAAAAACAAATTAGCACACTTAATGCTCAAAACCTAAAAGACACTCAGTTCATGAATGACCAAATTCTGTCTCAGATAAATAGGAATGCAGCAAGTTTTGCTAAGGTTTACAGTGGTTCTGTTTGGGGCAAGCAGGCTATGCGTGAAGATGCATACTTTGATGCTTCTAGATCACAAGTTGAATCAACATACAAGGGTACAGATCAAGAGGATGCTGCTAAGAAGTTCTTAAACAAAACAAAAATGCTTTCTAGAGATACAACCACTGGGAGATACAACTCCAGCACGGGTGAGTATGTAAAGACTGGCCTTGGTACAGCAGAGGCAGCACAAAAGTTCCAGGCAAAAATGGAAATGCTTGTTGGAAGCAAGGTCTTGAGTCCAGGAGAAGCAACAAGTTACATGGATCTTTTCCGTGGCAAGTTAAATGAGATGGACTTCCTTCTAAATATGGGCATTAAAACAAAAGGTGCTGCAAAAACAAAAGAACTGTTTGGAATGTTTGCAGGATTTAGTGCCAGTGGAAGAAAGCAAGCGACATCAATCATTACAGAAATGATTATGAGAAAGAAAGATCCAGCAGAATTTGATTCGATTATGGAAAGCCTAAAGAGCATTCAGGCTCTAGACGGCAACACCATTGACTTTGAAATTATGGTTAAGACTGTTGGTCTTGTTGGAATTGAAAAAATTAAAGAACAGCAAGAAGCAATTGAAAAACTTAAAGAAGACACAGTTAAGGCTGGCGCAGAGGATATAGATCTTGATAAAGCAGCAGCCATAGATGCAAATATGGCTGCAGCAGTTGAAGCATTAAAGGGAAATCAAACAAGAATGGATGAGTTTAATGCTGGAACTGTTGAGCAGCAAGCAGAATATTTACAAAAATTAGCAGCACAGTTTATGTATGAAGGCTCTGTAAATGATAAAAAGCGCACAGAAGATATTCGTCAGTTAGCACATGAGCAGGCTTTGCTTGAGGCTTACGACAAACAGATAGCAACCTCTGGTGCTGACTTTGACAAACTTCTTCAAGAAAAAATTGATAAACTAGTTGGATTATCAGATGGACAGTTTGCAGTTCAAAAACTTCAAATGCCAGGAGCAGGAGGGGTTACTTCTCTTGGAGCCAACGTTCCTCCAGCAACACCTAAAGGTGGTGGATCAGATCCTTTAGATTTCCTTGATGCACTTGCAATGCGAATTAAGAATGTTCGTGATGGAGCATTTGATGCAACAAAACCATTACAGTCTATGCTTGCTGCATTTAGTAATCCAAAAATAAAAAAGGATATGAACAGTGCATTCAAGGTGTTTGATGGTTTGCAACAAAGAATGATCAAGATGGGTGTTCCAAAAGAATTTAGAGATATGATCGCATCTATGTCTTCTGAAGACTTTAAAAAACTAGCAAACCTAAAGGGAGATAAGGCTGTCTTTGAATTTGAAAAGGGTAAGCCAAGAACAAAGGCAAACATCAAGGGACTTACTGACACTGGTAAAAAGATGATGAAAACTTACAATGAGGCTATAGTCGGAGAAGCCAATGTTGTTAATAGAGAAGCAGTAGAGCAAGTTGCAAACCAAGAAAAGGCATTTAGAATATTAGTTTCTGAAGGAGCAACTGCAACAGAGGCACTAGAGCATGTTCAAGATGCAGCAACTGCAGCAGCGATTGCAGCAGGTGCTCTTGGCAAAAAGGGAAGTAAAGAAAGAAAGCAATATATTGAAGATCTTAAAAAGGCTACTAGCGAGACAGAAAGATTTGCACTTAGCCAAAAAATGATTCAGGCTAATGAGGAGTTTAAACTTCTTGAGCAAATGCCAAAACTTTCAACAGCAATGAAGCAGGCAGGATTCTCTGCAGACCAGATGTCTGAAGTAATGAATGATCCAGCACTTGCAAAGCATCTAATTGAAGACCTTAAGGATGGAAAGGTTGATGCTAAAGAAATAGCAGACTACCTAAACTCTATTGAGGCTAGAAAGATGATTGACATTAAGGTAAATTACAATGCTGGAAAGTTCTCTGAGTCTGCCCAGCCTGGTATGGATCTTGTAGACGAGATGTTCTCTGTTCAGGAAGAGATGCTAAGAACTGGTGCAGACCCAAGAACATCTGGCATGGTTGATCAGATGAATGCCAACAACAAAGAAATTCAAGATGCAGAAATAAAGGCTAAGGGCTTTAGAAGACAGATTGAACTTGTTAATCGTGAGATTAGAGATATTGAGCAGGGCATCGAAAAGAATTACACAAGACCTATAGAAGGATTACAAGAAGAGATCAGCGACCTAGAGCGAGAACTAGAGATGAACCCACTCTTTGGTGATCGTGCTATGGAAAACATTAATAAAGAAAATACCAGGATGTCGAATGACTCTGCTCTTATGGCAAACCAAGCAGAGAAGATTAACGAAGAATATGACAAGCAAGCAGAGGCTCTTGCTAAGGTTGCAGAAATAAATGAAGATATTCTTAATCAGCAAAGAAGCCAACTTGATCTTGCAGGTGCTTTAAGTAGCGGAGATATATCAGCAGCAGCAAAGGCAGCACAAGATGCTCGTGCACAGGCAGCACAAAAGTTTAGCGGTTCTTTGTCTCAGGCCTTAGAACAGTCTAGAGCAAACGAGATTGCTGGACTTAGAGGTGCAGAGACTGGATTAACTCAAAAAGAAATTGATCAAAAACAATTTGAAAATTCTCAAAAACTTTACAAGATGGAAAATGATCCAGCACGAGTTGCTATTCTTGAAAACATTAGAAAAAAGCAAGATGAGATTTATAGACTAGAAGAGTTACGTGAAGCAGAACTTCTTAAGATTCAGAAAAAAGAAGATGCCATTTTGGAGATTCAGAAGAAGCAACTTGAACCACTAGAAGATAAGATTGCAGATCTTACATTTGCTAACGAACTAATACAGGCACAGATAGACCAATTGGTTTCAGAGATAGAAGTTCTGGATAGAACTAAGTCAGAGTGGGACAAGATAAAGGCAAAGATCGCAGCAAATTCCCTTGAAGGTAAAAACTTTGATGGAGTCCTTGGAGCCCTACTTGCATCAACTACTGCTATAGACGATAAGTGGCAATCTATTCTTGACAAGTTGGCAGAATACAATGGCACTCCACAAGGTGTAATTGATGCTCAAGCAGATGTTGATGGATCTGCAGCAAATGCAGAGTTTGATTCTTCAGTAGAGGCTTTGTCTGCAGCAGAAGCAGAAATGTGGGCAGCAGAAGATGCACTTAATGCAGCATACGATACTGGACAATGGGCAAAGTTTGCAGAACTTCAAAGAGCACTTGCAGCAGCAAAGGCAAAAGTCGAAGAAGCAACTACAGCCTATGATGCTGCTTCTGAAAAGACTCTTGGACCTGTAGGAGAAGGTGGCACAGGTGGTGGCGGAGGTGCAGGAGGCAGATTTGGTATGCAGATGATGTCTAAGGGTGGAATGGTAAAGCCAAACTACTTTGCAATGGGTGGATTTGCAAAAGGCACAGACACAGTACCAGCAATGCTTACACCAGGAGAATTTATAATGAGCAAGTATGCCGTAGATACCCACGGTATAAATACAATGAAATCATTAAATGGAGGACAACCAGTTGGCGGAGCAGTGTATAATAATACATATACCTTAACAGTTAATGCTAAGACAGATGCAAATCCAAACGATATTGCACAGGCAGTAATGTCAACAATCAAGAGAGTTGACGATAGAAGGATTAGAGGAGTGTCATTCAATGGCTGATGAAGAACTAGATCGTAGGGCAAGTTATATACTGGGTCGCAAAAAATATGCTAGACCTAGCGGTATGCTTTGGTCAGAAAATTCTGGAACACTTCAGAATGGTTTGTACGTTCCAAATGGCTACGAAGTTGGCTCAGACATAGAGGGAATTGAAGATGAAGCCCTCATGGACCAGTTCCTACTGATTACTGATGACAATAGGGCACCAATACAGTTTAAGCAAGAGAGAATTGAAAAAAGAGAAAGAATGATTAATGGCCGTATGAGGTCTTATCATATTGCTGATAAACTTACTTTGTCAACTAGTTGGTCTTTAATCCCATCAAGGTCTCACCCAGACGTACCTAGTTTTGACACAATAACTGGCCTTTCTCAATATAAGTCCTACACAACAGATGGTGGTGCAGGTGGAGCAGACATGCTTGAATGGTATGACTCACACAAAGGATCATTCTGGGTATATCTTGCTTATGATAGAAAGGGTATTTTTAAAGGCACTCCAGATCCTTACGACCACCTTGGACAATACAATCAACTAATTGAAATGTTTATTAGCGACTTTTCATACTCTGTTGAAAAAAGAGGAACTAAGTTTGACTACTGGAATGTCTCAATAAGTCTGGAAGAAGTATAATGTTTGAAGATAAAGACCTACAGACATTTTTAGAGACTGCTCAAACAGTTAGAAACAAGTCAGCAGTCGTTGCAGAATGGAATATGAATAGTACAAATAATATTCGCCACATTGGAAACTACAGATATAGACCAACAAAAACATCTTCAGTTTATTCTTCTTTGCCAACAAGTTTTGATATTAATGATGCTGGAAATTTTTATACAGGAGCAACAGACGCAGATGTCTTGGTAGATGGAACATTTGATGATAGCAATTCTCCAAGCGCATTTCTAACTAAGAAAGAAAAACTACAAACCTTATACTCATTAGAAGACTGCTTTGGAAAGTTTAGACCAAGGTCTGGAATTAACAAGGCTGTATACTTTGAAAATAATAAATTACACTATCCAAATTTAGTTATGGCAGATAGACCAAGATACTACATGCCAGAAAAAAATGATAAGTTTAAATATTGGACATCCTATAGAACTGAAGCAACTTACACTTATACCTATAACGATAACACAGTTTCTTATGGTTCGGCTGAGACATTTATAGACAAAGATGGTAAAGAGAAAAAAGGAATACCAGGTTCAATATCTGAGTATGGTATTGCTTCAAATGTGACTGGATCTCAAAACTCTATAGAAGATGCTTGTCCATTTGTGGTTTACAAAGACCAAGTTCCAACAAATAGAGTTGTAATTAAAATGCAAACGCACACTGGTACTGAGAATCTTGGCCCATTCTCATCTTCAACAGGATCATTTCCTGATCCGTTTTTTGGAGAAGTAAATAAGAGAGTGCCAAGTAGATGGAAGATTCAATTTTTAAAAGACAATAACTGGAGAGATATAATCTCTTTTGATCCTTCAAAAACAAGAAGAGACGGATCTCCAATTATCAAAAGCGATGGCTACGTTGAAATTGCATACGGATTTATAATTCCAGAAGAGTGGAGAGCCACTTTCGTTTTTGCAGAAGTATATGCAAGTAGTGAAATGCTTCCTGAGCAATCTGTTATTGGGTATGCTTATTTAATTAAGCCAAATCAAAATGATATAGGTGAATACTATATTTGGAACGGTACTGACTATACAATCATGACACCAAAATATGGCTGGTATGTACAGGATGAAACAGTTGATAGACTTACTAACTTTGTTACAGATGCAACCAATCCAGACAAATTCGTGAATATCATAGATGGCAAAACACAATACAGAGAGTTTGAATATATTTCTGGAATTAGACTTGTAGTAGAAACAATGACTGCCAAAGACTCGACCTTTGATCTTATAGAAATATCTCCAAGACTTGTTATGAACATATCTGATAGGGTCTTGGATTATTCAGTAAACAAGAGTGCGTCAGACCTAGGTCTTAGTGGTTTGCCAGTAGGACAGTTGGTTGCCTCTAATGGAAGCCTTAATATTTTTGACTATGACCAAACCTTTAATAAAAACAACTCATCAAGCATTGTTTCAAAATATACAGATGGACATATACAGTTTAAGTTTTATGAGATTATTGTTAATGTCAAGGGGTGGGACTACTGGATTCCAATAAAGACGTTATACTCAGACTCATTTCCAAAGTTAGATCTAGCAAACAAACGTGTTGCTTTTTCTTTAAGAGACCTATATTGGTATTTAGAATCTATGACTGCACCAGAAATACTTATGACAGAGGTTTCTCTTAGTTCTGCAGTATCTCTTTTGCTTGACAGTATTGGGTTTTCTAACTACACATTTAAAAAAGTAAAAAATGAAAAAGAAATGGTTATGCCATATTTCTTTGTTGCGCCAGATAAAAGCGTTGCTCAAGTTCTACAAGACTTAGCAGTATCCACACAAACAGCAATGTTCTTTGATGAGTACAATAATTTTGTAATGATGAGCAAAGACTACATCATGCCAACCAAAGATCAAAGAGACACAAACTTTGCACTCAAAGGAACAAAGGATTTATACGAAGACAAAGAGATTAGAAATAAAACATTAGAGAATGCTAAACTAGCAAATATTATTTCAATATCAAATGAGTCAAACACAATATACAATGGAGGAACAATAAACTATACTGTAAGACATCTTCAAAGGTCTATAGGTTCTTTAAGACAGGCAAGTTTGTTGGAAGATGAAAGAACATATATATATAAGCCAGCCCTTCTTTGGGAAGTCTCTGGCACCCAGAATACAAAGTCAATCAATAATGAAGTCGGAACACAGTCGGCATATGTTCTTGCTGCAATACCCCTAAACTCTAACTTATCAAACCAGATTCCAGAGGTTAAAAATGGAATAGTGATTAATAATACGTTTAGTCTTGGAGAAGCAGTTTATTGGATTACAAGATACAATGGTTACTTTTATTCTAGCGGAGAGATTATTAAGTACGATGCAGTTCAGTACAATGTTACTGGCTTTGGAAATGTATGGATAACATCTGTTGAAGAATACCAAAACTACTTTTCTAAATTGCCATTTAATGGAAAACTATATCCGACTGGCCTTGTAAGAATTTATTCAGAACCAAATTATTTTGAACAAGAAGGAATTATTAAACTTAAAAATGGTCCAGTTGCTAAGCATGGTCGTGGTCAGTTTGGAACAACAGTTGTCGAGCACTCTGCAGGAATAGCAGACTATTGGCAATCAGATGAAAACGTAAAAGGATGCCACATGTCATCAGAATATTTGTTTGAATCAAAAACACCTATACCAACAACAACGGTTAGTTCTGCAGGAAAGACTCTGACCAGTGGAGTTTCTTCAGATGTTTTGTCAAGAACATCAACACGAAGTGGAATTATAAAAAACTTTTTATCAACATCTTTGACAGGTGAAATAACTACAGCAACCAAGCAAGTGCCTGGATCTGTTCAGTCATCAGCATTGTGTTTAACTGGACCAAACTTTCCAACAAAAGAAAAGCCAAGAGATTTTGTTTCATATGTTCACAAGTCCTTAGCAGATAAAAAATATAAGCACTTTGGAACAAGAGTTCGAATCGTTGGAAAAATAGAAAACAACCAGGATCGTGGACAAACCTCTAACGGTGCTGCTGCTTACTACACTGTGAACGGGTCTACTCCAGACAAAAATGTTACAATATCTGGAGGCTCTGCAGGAATAGCAGTAATGCTAAACCCAACAACCAATGTTGGATACTACTTTGAAATAGCAGCCCTAGGTCTTAACAAGTTATCAGAGCGAGACAAGCAGGATGTTCATAATGTTTTATTTTATAAGGTTAAGTCAAATAGTGGCTCAGCCATTCCGATTCCTCTTTACAAGGGCTTGGCTAAAATTATAGTAGACGATGGAAGGTTCACTGGTCAGTCTAGAATGTTTGCTGAGGAAAATCCAACGGTATATGATTTAGCAGTAGAATACGAAGACATAGGAAATACAAGAAGATTCTATCTATACATAAACGGAACCATGGTAAAGACAGTAGACGATACAGATCCACTACCAGTATATTCTAATATTGCTTTATTTACTAGAGGCTCTACAAGGGCTATGTTTGAAAATGTTTATGCTTTGTGCAATAATTATTCTCAGAATACATCATTCTCTTTGGGTACCCCAGTAAATTCTGTTTTTGGAGATTCTGATATTGATGCAAACGAATCTTTTAGAAAGTATGCTCTCAGTGGGCTAATCCAGAACACATATCTATCTGGAGTTGGATCTTCAGAGTCTCCAAAATATAATATCTATTTTGAAGAGTTTGGAAGTATAATGAGAGAGGTTGCAGAGTTTAGTTTTAAATATGACAAAGCCTTCCCAGCCCTTACTGCAAAAATCTCTCCTACATTCAATAAGATAAAAGGTTTCATTGTATCTGGTTTTAAAGCAGGTTCTTATGGTGCAGAGTTCTTAATTTTTAATGCAACAGATACGGCACTAAGTCTGGACGAGACTAGCGGAAACTATTTAAGAATTCAGGGAATCACTTTTACTCAACAGTCTAATAATACTTTAACTGTTGATCAGTATTTTAATAAAAATAGTCTTACATCAGATCCAAAGTTTGTTGCAGATAAACTAATCTCAAATCCTTTTAAATTTAAATCAGACTATGAGGATATAAAGTTTAGTAGAATGCAACATGGCAAAAAAGATTTTTCTTTAGATGCAACATATGTTCAGTCACAAGATGAGGCTTGGGATTTAATGAGATGGATTATTGAAAAAATAGCAAAGCCAAGAAAATCAATAGGAGTTAAAATCTTTTCAAATCCAACAATTCAACTTGGCGATATTGTTAGTTTAGATTATAAAGAAGACGGAGTGGATGTTGTATCAAACTCTGCCAATAGGTTTGTCGTATACAATATTGAATTCTCAAGAAGTTCCAATGGTCCAGAAATGCAACTATACTTAAGCGAGGTTCTATAATGTCAGATAGCAGCATGTCAGCAACAGCAAATATTCCAAAGCCAGTTAGCACAGAAGATAACTCTGTAAAAATTGCAACACCAGACTTGCTTGTGTTTGGAGAAGAAGTAGTCGCTATTGAAATAATGACAGACCTAATATTCGAAGATATTGGTGGTCATGAACTAGCGACAATATCTAGAAACGATTTGGTTAATGGTCAAACAATTATTTATTCTCCAATTAAAAACCTAACAGACTTATATCTACAATATAACCCAAACAATGTTTTAAGACTGCAGTCTTCCGACTCTTTCTTTAATTCTTTGGCTTTGTCGATTCCAAACTACATTCCAGCATATGGAAATGGCTATACATTAGAAGGAAACGATCCAGACCTAACAAAAAGAAAAAAGGTATTTAACGGAAAATCTATATATATAGACCCAATAAGCGGAGACCTTGTAATTAATCTAATTAATATAAAGGACAATGAGCAGGTAGAGGTTGAAATTCTTAATGCTGGAGAAATTTTTAATGATACAATATACTAAAGGGGCAATTAATGATAACTAATATAGGCAAAAATCTTTTAGCAAAGTACCTTGTGGGTCAGACTACGTCTTACGCATCACACATCGCTATAGGCTGTGGCCCATCGCCAGTAGCATCTGACTATAATTTTAATAATACTGAGTTGTCTACTATGAAAAATAAAAAATCTTTAGATTTTGAAATGGTTCGCATGCCTATTGTCTCTAGAGGATTTATTAATGAAGATGGCGTATCAAAGGTTGTTCTCACTGCAGAACTTCCAACCCAAGAAAGATACGAGATTACTGAGGTAGGGCTATTCTCTGCAGCATCTAATCCAGTTGCTGGATCATTTGACAGCAAGACTGTCTATTCATTTTCAGATACAGACAATTGGAGATACAGTATTGATGGAGAATCTCCTACGAATATCTTTGTAGAAAATGGGCCTCTAGATGGCGAAGCAAACAATGGAAATATAAATCAAACACCAAAAGTTTTTGCAACAAACGCAGACAATAGAGTATTTACAGATGACGACAGAGTAGAAAGAAATGAAAGATGTAGATTTTTAAATAATATTATTGCAATGAGAGGAGACACGTCATCACTTTCATATAATCCACAAGGCAGCATGGTTCCGCTAACTGGATCAGACTACATTATACTAGACCAAACTTCTATAGACTTTACCAAAAACAGTCCTTTGGACGAACTTAGACTTGCATTTTCAGTTGTTAATAAAGTTGCGAATGCTAATTCAATACCAGATAATGTTAAAATACTGTTAGAGTTTTCTCACACTGGATCAAACTCAAGCATTCAGTATGCAAAGTTTCAAGTAGATATTGATGATATTAATTACGAGAATGGGACATCTCAGAATACGCATGATTTTGAAAACAACAGATACATTGTTGTCAGTAAAACTTTCCAAGAACTAGAC